CCCACCGGCTGTTCACCCAGATGGCGCCGATCCCGTCCCGCCACAGGAGCCCCTCGGACGTCATGGACGGCGTACTGGTCGCGGTGATGATGAGGCCGCGCACATCGGTCGGGAACTGGGAGGCCGACAGGCCGGTCAGGGTGATCCCGAGGAGCGAGTTCTCGAGCTTGGCCCGGGTGGGGATCTCATTGGTGCCGAACTGGTATCCTGGCGTGATTCTCATGTTACACCCCCGGCGAGGCCCCGATCATTGGACATTGGAAAAGGAACGCCGACCGCACTCTACTGTCCGCCATGGACTCGGCGGAGTCGCAGAGGAACCCGAACGCGATCCCGCCGCTGATCCCCGACTGGATCGTCACCTGCTGCGTGAACCCGTCGATGCAGGTGACGCCCGACTGGTCCGCCACGAGCTTCAGGAACCCGCCGGTCCCCGACTCGCCGCTGGTCATGTAGACCGAGCAGAACCCGTGCTCGACCGCCCGAAAGGGGGCCGCAGTGGTGGCGCTGTCGAGGGCCACGCACAGCATGATCGACGGGTAGGGGGTGAAGGTGCTGACCATAGAGGCGTTGTCCCAGGGCCACATCGACCAGATCGGGCGATACCCCATGCTGGTCATAGGGTTCCCGTTCGGAGAGTAGTTGATCGGTTCGTTGGTCAGGATCATCGTCTGGTTGACGTTCGAGGTCCCGGGCTCGTTCTGGGGGGACATCGGGCTCCCAAGCGCGACCGGGCTCAGGACCGAGTTGACCCAGAGTTCGCGACGGTCGCTGATCGCAATCCAACCCTGAAGTCCGGAGTAGTACGATCCACTTGGATCTACAGTGTCCCAAAGATATAACCGCCCATCCCCGCGTTGAAACCACAACATCCCATTGACCCGCATATTGGTCGCCGGTGCTTCAGTGTGTGAGTACACCAAAAGAAGATCGCCACCATTCATGGAGCCAAGATCGAAGTTCCAGACGTCGGCCCCGGCGATCCAGTCCTCCAAGAAATCGGCCGGATTGACAGTCGCGCCGTCGTGCGGAAGCGGGTCTGTTTGGTTGAACTGAAGAGCCATTATCCAATCTCGTTGTCAAATTCGTTGACGAGGGGCCGGGCGCCGACAACCACGCTGTAGATCACCGGGATGGACAGGTCGCTCGTCGAGGCCATGCGGACCTGGATCTCGACTCCCGGCGGGGTATCCGCGAGACTGTACCGGAACGTCTTGATGAACCCGGTCAGGCGCCCCCATGGGAGCGGGGTCTCTCCCAGTACCACGGCCTCGGCGGCGATGTCTCCGATCACACACGTAGGAAGGGTGACCCACCCCGTCTGATCGATGTTATAGCAGATGGCGTACACACCGGTATGAGCGGCGTTGTTGGACATCGTGACCGCCACACGATCCCAAGTCTTCTTGACCGACAGGTCGCCGAAGTGGAACCCCTTGGTGTCCAGGCGCCACGCGACCGGCAAGTTGCCGGGGGCAAGGTAGCCGCTGCTGAAGCAATTGAAAACGTGGTAGCCGTTGGCGAGCCCGGTGATCGTGCTGTCGGTCGTCAGGGCGTTGTAGGCCATCCACAGTTCCGGGGGTCCGTTGAACGTGTTCGCCGACACCAGATGGCCCGGAGTCCAAGCAAAAACCGACCAGGCTCCATTGATCGTATCGAAGATGAGTAGGTGGCTGTTGTCGTTTGCGCCGTCCAGCGGCACCCCGAGGAAGTACTTAGCATCCCAGTAGGCCGAGACGCAGATGTGCGCCATGGCCCAGTTCACGCGGTCCATGACGTCCTTGATCGGATCGCTGAGGGGCGTCGATACGCCCTGGATCGCATCAAACTTGGACTTCGTGATAGCGCGCACCCCGTCGGCCGCCAGGAAGTAGAGGTCTCCGCCTGGCGCCCCCGGACAGTTCTGGATCGAGAGCGGGGCCACGCACCCGACCGTACTGGAGACGGTGTTGATCGACGACTTGATGGTATCGAGCGCGTCGGCGGAGATCGGGATCAGACTGGAGCTGGAGCCCCAGTACGGCTGAAACAGCGACACTGCCCGCTTCTTGAAAAGCAGGAGGGCAGGTGTCCCCGCAGCCACGGGGACGATGCCGGTCACCTTATCCCCACCAACCCCCGGCTCGAACTGGAACGAGTTTCCAGCCGAGAACACAAGGGGGTTAGCCAGGTCCGAAAACCGTACCGTTGAGTTCTTTCCACCAAGCCAGAGGCGATTCTGAAAGAAACACCCGCAGCTCGGGTTCGGTGCGTGGTACGCGGTCACGTTCTCGGCCTGCGAGACCATGAAGTAGCACGCGGTATCGGCCGTCGACTGCATCTGGGTCGGCACGAAGAAGAGGGTGGGGTTGGCATTGTACAACCCCTCGACCCCCTGGTACACGTTAGACACCAGGGTGCTCGACCAATAGATTGCGCTGACAATGCCCTCGTTCGTCATTTTGAAGATGCCGGCAGAGGTCGGGATGTAGAAGTGGTCTTCGTGGTCGGCCGAAATGTAGTTCTTGCCGAACCCCCATGGATAGTTCGCGACCTTGCCGTACCCGACAACGCCCTTCGACAGCTTGGCGGCCCCCAGCTTCGCGATGTCGAGCCCCTCGGCCCAGGCTACCTGGTTGTCGGATAACATCCAGGGTTTCTGCTTTCCGTTCATGCCCTCGTGGGCCGACATGGTGCCCGCGTAGGCGGGCTCGGACATGTGCCTCTGCGGCAGCATGGTTACACCTCGTCCTGGTCCTCAGCGCCCCAGTAGTTCTGATCCGGACGTCCCTGGTACGACTTCTCTCCAAAACTTCTCTCGCGGTAGATCTGCGCGTTCAGCCAGTCCATGGCGATCGACCGCTTCTCAGCCGCCTGCTCCATCTGGCCTTGCGCGCTGTGCAGCATGGCCGCCGCGTACCAGATCAGGTACTCGGTCTTGATGGACGGGTGCGGAACCTGGTACTCCTCGATCAGCGGGGCGGGCGCCTGGACGTAGTTGACGTCCACCTCGTCACCGGCCGCCGGGACGTAGAGGAACTCGATCTGCCGGTACTCGGCCGTGTAGGCGTGCGCCGGGATGCGGGCGATGATGTTGGAGGCCGCGTCCCGAACGACCACATCTGCGGGAGTGAAGTCGTCCTTCCCGAGCACTTCTACCCGGATGAACTTTTTGTACCCGGTCGTTGAGTTAGAACTTCCGACGTCAATCTTCTCCTCGTCGAAGTAGTACTCGTCGGGAGTGCCGGAGGCCATCGTGTCCTGGACCAGACCGCCGATGTAGACGCCGAAACTGTCGCTCATATCGGTGCGCACCGACAGCACGCGCCCTGGATCCGGCTGAGAGGTGACGGGGGTCACCCCAAGTTCGCGGACCAGCGCCGGGGCCCCCGCCGTCTCGGACATGTAGGCTTCGGGGAAATCTTTCTCCCAACCGTCCCGGACCAGGAGAGACCGCTTTCCCGTCCGGTCCCCGACCCAGTTCACAACCTTGACCCGTTGGGGCAGGACCAGGTTCTGGGTCCCGCGGCAGGAGAACGTCTCCGTGCGCAGAAGGGTCGGCCAGGGGATCGCGAGGGCCCATCTCTCTTGGGCCTCATTCAGCCACCTGCGGGTGCGGGAATTAAAGTCCGCGTCGACGCGGCCCGCGATCCGCTGGGCTTCTGTGCGCAGGTTGGCGAGGTTCATTTCTTCTCCAGCTTCTCAAAAGGGACGGACGTGAACTGCATGGCGCCGCACTTGGGGCAGGTCCGCACGTACCGGTTGCGCGACGGAATGGTGACCCACTCGTGCGAGCACCCGGGCGGCGGCTTCGGCGGGGCGGGCGGGACCACCTGCTTGACCAGCTCCGTCCCGAACAAACGCTGAAGCCAGCCCATCACTTCACCTCCGTCTCGGTCACGACCTGCACCTTCTTGCGAATGACCTCGCACTTGACGAGGATCTTCTCGCCCTTGTCCACGACAACGTTGAACGCCTGGTCGGCCGCGGACCGGTCGAGGAAAGTCTGGGAGCCATCCGTATCGACAACGACGAAGTAGACGATTCCTTTGTTATACACTTTGCACCATGCAATAGGGTTCTTGGGAATGTTGCCAAATCTCGGCCGGAGAAAGGGCTCTATCCCAAATAAACACGTACTGAAGCCAGCCAGAGAACGTATAATTTACCCACTCCTCACACCCAATGAGATTGTCGATGGTAAGAGCGTAATCATCGTCTCCGCCCCCTTTCCAGATTGAAAACCTGCCGTCCACATAGAAATAAGGATACGAGTCGTTGTTCCATACCCAGGCCCGGTGATGGGCGACACCGGCATCGACCGTCGCCGCGGTGGCATACCGAATTGATACCCATTTATCCGGAAAGAAAAAGAACTCTTTCAGTGTGATAAGTGCGAGCTTTGTGCGCGAGCCGAGAAGTGTCTCGGAGTACGCGCCACCTGGATATGTGATCTGTTGGGCGTAACAAATAAAGGTCCATGGCTGTTTGTTCGCCATGTAGATCGAACGATTCAGAGGAACAATCCGGGAGGCGTGAGACGGGCCGACGGGTACAACCAGCCCGCCTAATTGAGACCAATCGGGTACGTCCCCGGTGTCCACGATAGGTACCTTCGTGCGCCTGGAACTGATGAATGTGTTTGGCCCCACTGTAGCATAGAGATTGGGAATGGACCCAATGCTGTTGGCGCGAGACCCGGCCTCGTTGAAAAGAAAGGCCGCAATCAGTCCCTTGGACAAGGGATGTCCCCAGTCCACTCGACAGCCCGGGAGGGGCTTCTCCGTCGACGTTCGCCACCGGCCTCGGCGCATCAGAAGGTCCCAGCCAGCGCCTGAACCTGCCAGGCCAATAAATAACTATTGACGTGGAGGCCGTTGTTGCACACACAACGAACCCGTTTTAGCTCCGCCACGTTGATCGTCGCCACAAACTCTTCGCACCTATTGTAGATGACGCTGGAGGCCTGTGTGTTGGTGAGGTTATCGACCAGTTCCAACGACGCATCTGTCGTAACATGGTAGACCTCGGCCCATTCGGAGTTGACCAAAACAATGTTCTGGAAGAAAATTCGATCCGTGCTGGTATATGCAGGAGTGGCGGCAAACGGGATGATATTGGTGCCCCCCGGCATTGTGTCCGTCACCGTTGCGGCCACCGCCGCAAGTACGCCGGACCGGAAGGTTGCCAGGACGCGCCAGTCCGCATTACCGGTGAGTTTGGCACTTCCTTCAATTGTGTACTCGGTTCCGGCGACAGGTACACTCGTCGTCAACGGCGCATGGTCGAGAAAAACCATGAGCCGCTGGTAGTTAGTGGTGTCGAGTTCGCTGGAAATACTTCGTGTCTGCGCCGACACCGTCGTGATGGCAATGAGCGGCGTAACGATCGTCTTAACGTTGGTGTCGCCGCCCCCGGCCGCCGCAGCCGCCGCAAACGGGGTAGGCTTCCATTGGGACGCGGCGCTGTCGAAGGAGTAGCTCAGGATCGAGGTGGTGGACCCGGTGGCCGTGGTGGTGCCCGCCGACGGGACAGAGTACGGTTGGGGCCTCCAATGGTCGAGGTCCGCGTCGTACACGTAGTTGAAGGCGTCTCGTCTCGCTCCGGGCATGTTATTCTCCAATCGCGAACCGGGGGCAGGCGCCGCTTCCTGCCCCCGGCCGCATCGTGTCTCTCACTTCAGCCTTGCAGTCCCTGCGTGTATACGCCAACTGGCGCTCACGCAAGTCGCTTTGACCAGTCATCTGCGAGGGCCTCATAATCAAACCGTTCACAGGCTATGTCGTGGATTGCGCGGCGGTACTCGGGCGCCTGTGGCTCGAGGGCCCGCCGGAGATTCACCGCGGTGGGATCCAGCCGAATCCGCTCGTCCACCGTCTCCGCGAGGGCCGCGAAGTCGTTGCAGACCGGGATGAGTCCGGCCGCCTGCGCCTCCTGAGCCGCCATGCAAGAGATCTCGGGGAACTTGCAGGGGTAGAGCCAGGCACCGGCCCCGCACATCTCCTGCGCCAGCTCCTCCCAGCCGACCCGCCCGCGCCAGTGGATCCGGTCGTCCTTGTCCGCCATGGTCAGGACGGTCTGCATGTAGTCGTACAGCGACCCGTCACGCTGGATGTCGGGGATGTGCCGGTACTCGCAGGCGGCCGCAGAGTCCAGGTACATCTTGTTGAACCCATAGAAGACGTGCAGCTCACTGCCCGGGACGTCGGCCTCCTGGAAGACCTCGATCGCCGACTTCACGCCGCGGTCCGGGCTGGAGGCGAAGATGACCTTCTTCTCGTTCCGGGGCCCTCCGAAATGCTTGCGGTAGAGGGCCGCGTCGATCCCGTTCCTGGTGATGACGACCTTGTCGCCGAGGGCCGCCCGGGCCCGCCCCAGCGTCGTGGCATGGAACTCCGACAGGACCCAGACCTCGTCGGCCAGGGCGACCCGGGGGGCCGTCCACTCCTCGGGCCGCTGGACGTCGTGACACCAGAGGATCCGCTTCTCGGCCGGCACCGCCATCTCGAGCATGGCCGGGGACCGCCACCCGATCAGGATCCCGACGGGGTTGTTGCGGTGCATGGCGCCGAAGTGCTCCCACCGCACCCCGGTGGCCGGGTCGACCCCGCGCTGGTCGGGGGGGACGTTGGTGTAGACCGTTACCCGGAATCCGCGCTTCTGGAGCCGCGGGGCCATCTGGATGACGGCCTTCTCGCTGCCCCCGATCCCGGCGGCGCCCGACCGGGGGCCCCAGGCCTCGATCGCCTTGCCGCAGAAGATGGTGAGGGGCCGCCCCTCGGTCCGGGGGTCGGGGCCGGCGAGCTTCGCCAGGCCCAGGTCCTCCAGCTCCGGGGGGATCGCGGCCATGTTGGCGATGACCTGCTGCCCGATCTCGACCCGGGCGTGCGGGTTGTCGGTCTTCGAGTTGGCGACCACCCGGCGCACCGAGTCGACCAGCCGGCGGCCGGCGATCCAGTTCCCGATGTACTTCTTCAGGGTCTCGGTCTCGGGGTGGTTCGGCCGCACCTTGATGAGGGCGTCGACGGCCTGGGCGGCCCCCTCTTCGTCCCCCTGCTTCTCGCAGGACAGGGCCTCGATCTGGAGGGGCAGGGCCGAGATGTGCGTCGGGTCGTAGGAGTGCAGGGACTCCTTCGGCTCCGGCAACAGCCGGCCGACCTTGAACCAGTGGCGCGCCTCCGCGTACTTCCCGAGCAGGAAGTACGCCCGGGCCAGCCCGAACGGGGTCCGAGGGTCCTCCGGCTTCAGCTTCAGGCACCGCAGGAAGGAGTCGATGGCGTCGACCGGGCGCTTCACCGACTCGTGCAGGAACATGACCCCGATGTAGTACTCGGCCGCGTACCGGTCGTCCCGGCTGCCGGAGACGGGAATGAAGTCGCGGTAGATCTGGACGGCCTCGCCGTGCAGCTTCAGCCCGCGCGCCGCGTTCCCGAGGTAGAAGAGGGTCCGGGGGTCGAGCCCCGCGCCGACCGCCTTGCACTGCTCGATCTCGTTCCGCAGGATGATGTAGTTGCGGATGTCCGAGGAGTTCGGGAACGGGGTCCTGTCCTTGATGTGAACGATCGCGGAGGGCAGGTCCTGGATGAAGGCGGCGCCCAGGGCGGGCCGTCCATCGGCCGGGATCGCGGTCTCGTGGCAGCGGCCCACCCACCGGTAGACCCGGCGGTCGTAGGCGCGCTCGCGCTTCAGGGTCGTGGTGGTCAGCCCGTCGTGTTCGTCAGCGGAGTAGACGTACTCCATGAACAGGGCGTCGGCCTTGTCGCTCGTGAAGATCTGGTCGATCATGTCCCGGACCTGGCCGGGGTTCTTCTCCTGGAGGATGTCGTCGGAGTCGATCCAGAACTGGACATCGTTCTTCGCGGCGTCGGCGGCCACCTGGCGCGCCGCGGCGAAGTCGATGATGCACCCGTCCGCGAGGCTCGACTTGTCGAAGGCCTCGAGGAAGTCCGGGAGCCACTTCTCGACGTAGGGCCGGAAGTCGACGGACAGGTCGGGCCGCTCGATGACGCGGGCCCCGTACCGGCTCGCGACGGCCAGGGTGTCTCTGTCGGTGCTACCGGTGTCGACGAGTAGCAACTCGTCAGTCGGCCTGAGGAAGTTCGACCGGAGGGACTCCAGCGTCTTCTCCAACGACGCCGCGCAGTCCTTCACGATCATCACCACCGAGACCGGCACCGTCTTTCCTGGGTCCGTCTTCACCATCGTCGGCAGGGCCGGGGGCGGGGCCCCCTTCCGCTGCGCCTTCCGATCCAACTTCCGCTGCTCCAGCTCCCTCTGCCTTCTCACTGACCGGGCGAGACTTTGAGACATGCGGGTAGACCTCCTAAACCACTAAATGGGTGCGGCGGCGATGATCCTTCTTCACCCTGACGAGGTCGCACCAAACCCTCGCCAGAAGTTCAATATCCGAACTGTCCTTGCCGAAATCAGGGATCCATCTTTGTAAAAATAACCAAAGCTCTGTCGGAACACGAATCCGACATTCCATGTGTCCGGCGCGTCCGGCCGCGTACCCATCCGTGGTGACGGCTCGTAGTTCGCGCAGGGCGCTCTTAAAGTAGTCGGCCTTGTTTGGGTACAATGTTTCGTAGGCCCGAGCTACCTCTGAAAGAAATTGCTCCTTGCCGGTCTTCGTGTGAACGTCGAAACGGGCGATTTCGTGTTTCCAGGTTCGTTTCTTCATGCGGCTTCTCCCACCGTGACCTCGCGCTTCTGGGCGCAGAGGATGCGGTGGAACTCTTCCCGCTCGGTCGCCGGCACCTTCGCCGACTCCAAAAGGGTGACGAGCTGGGCGCGCTTGCATAGGCAGACGCGGACCAACTTCTCGGCCAGCTCAAGAGCGAACGGGCCGTTCCAGGTGAGGAAAGAAATTGGCGGGCACCCCCGAACGTAGAGGTGCCCGCCGAATTTGCTCTGAATCGCGTCGAGAATGGACCTATCCTTCTGCGTGATGGTCAGCCGGGGGTAGCGGTACCGAGCGCCGTTCTGCGGCGCCAGGATCACACAACCCTCACCATCGAAGAAACCGGCCAGCCAATGTAGATCCATAAGTCCTTATTCTGTCAACTGATATATGAGACGAAGCCAGTTCCACCCCCACCAGCCTTTTCTGATCGATATAAAAGCGTAAGCATCGCGGAGATCTGGAATTGCGTCGACAGACCAGCCCGCGCGAGCACCTCGCTCATGAGGGGCTGGAGCCACCCGGTCTCGAAGTAGGCCGGGTCGAGGAGGACGATGCTGTTGCCGTAGGTCGTCTTGGACGCCGCCGAGAGCTGGTCCCTCGAGTGGAAGATGTTGATGTCCCCGAAGTCGGAGACGTGCCGCTCGATCACGTTGTACTGGATCTTCTCGGCCGCACCGACGTTCCGAGTGACCTTCGTGTCGAACTGCGAGATGGTCCGCTTCAGGTACGAGTTGACGAAGCAGACAGTCGGCTTCACGTCCGTGTTGTCGCGGAAGAGCTGGACGAGGTCGCCCCACACCGACTCCGTGAACGTCGTGCCCGAGGAGGCCGTGAAGTTCGTGGAGAAGATGTTGAGGAGGCCGTTCAGCTTCCTGGCCGCCGACGTCGAGCCCGTGGCCGCCGACTGGCGGTGGATGGCGTGCTCGATGTCGTTCAGGGTCGCCTGGATGGCCTGGTTCTCCTTGTAGAGGAGAGTGTCCGAGAACCCCTTGTGGTCGACCGCCCTCTGCTCGTCGGAGGCCTTCCCCCACCGCGCAAAGGTCTGGACGTGCGTGTACGACCGGGTCGGCATCCCGAGGGACAGGTCGGTGGCGTCGACACCTTCGATCCAGGCGTTGTACGCCCTGGACGGGAGGGAGTCCTCGAGCCACTCGATGAAGGTCGTGTTGACCTTCGTCCGGCGGAAGAGGGCCAGAGCCGGCCGGTCGATCGGGCTGACGTTCTCCACAAAGTCGCGGAGATCCTCCGGGATGGAGCCCCCCTGGGGGCGCCCGGAAGCGGTGAATTCCTGCCAAGTGTTGATCATGGGTTACTTGTTATGCTGGAGAGCTGACCTGAGCTTCCGCCACTGGATGTAGAGTCGCGGGTCTTGGGATCCGGCCTTCATCTGGTCGTTGATCTTTCCAAGCTCCTTCTCGATCTGCACCCGCTGCGTGCCGGCCACCTCTGTGGTTGGGGTTGACAAAGAACGCGACGGAACGATCGAGGCCCCGCGCTTACGCGCATCCACCTCCGCGGGGTTGACCCGGGGGTTGGAGGCCTCGTCGGCCAAGATGCCACGGACCTGCAAGGCGATCTGGTACGGGGCGTCCGGAAGGGCGCGCAAGGGGGACGTGTTGTAGAGCTGGAGGAACAGACGGTTGGCGCTCGTTCGCGCGTCCGCCAGTTCCGGGAACTCTTCGCACGCTTCCTTGAAGGACGCGAGGTGCGCGTTGTTCTGGGCGACCTTCTGAGCTTCCGCGTACTGCCTCTGCTGGTCGTAGTTCACCAGGGCCTGCTGGACGACAGCGGCGATGTCGCTCGCCGGGGCGTTCTTGGGCGCAGCACCAACCAAGTCGCCGAGCCCCGAGGGGTCTTCGGCGGAGTTGTCGGACTTGCCGTGGGTGGCAGGTGCGCGAGATGATAGCTGGGTAATGAGTTTCGATTGGTCTTCGAGTCGCGACACGAGCTGGGAGAGCTGCACCTCGAGCTGGCTGCGGCCGTCCTGCTCCTGCCGGTATTTCTTCGTGAGCTGTGCGATCCGATCGGCGGCCGTGCGGCCCCCCTTGCGCTGGGCCGGGGGCTCGATCTCGCCGCCGGCCACGATCTGCTTGCCGGGCTCCGCGCCCTCGATCTGGCCACCGCCGAGCATGTCGATGTGGCTGATGCTGTCCGACTGGCCCGCCGCGATGCTCGACTCACCGAGGTCCGGAAGGACCTGGCCAGTGACGTCTGCGCGGGCGGGCTCGGTGCCGGGGCTGTCGCCGTCGATCGAGGGGAACAAGGTGCCGGGGTCAGAAGGCATTGTCTTCTCCTACCTACTGATTGCGCGTTTGGTTCTCGAGAAACACATTGTCCTCGTCCATGAACCAATCCACGGAGGGTCTGGGGGCGGTAGGTAAGAGCGCCTCCAGAGACCTGCGAATTTCTTCAAGACCCTCAAGGCGTCCCAGAAGACGTTCCGGACGGGGATGTGTTCCACTTCGGAGCGAGTTCATGTAGATGCTGTCGAGGTCCCGCAACAGAGCCGTCACAAGTTGGAACCCGGGTGTCTTCACCGTCTCCAGGAAAGCGGCATCACGAGCCTGGAGCATCAATTTCTCTCCGTCCTTTTGGGACAGCAGAGACTGGAGTTCCGCCTCAAACGGTAGTGTGCGACGTGTCATGCGGCGTGTTCTTTCAAATAAGTTTGCGCGGCGTCGAGTAACCAAGGGTTGGCCTCTATCCGACCAAGAAAAACATTACAGCCACAGCACAGGACTCCGCGAACTTTCCCGGTGCTATGATCGTGGTCAATGTGTCGGATTTTGCTTCCGGGTTTCTCCAGTAAGGCAAAGGGTCGACCGCACATAGCGCAACAATCATTCTGTGAAGTGAGTAGTTTCTGATACGCCTCGAGCGTGATTCCGTATCTACGTTGGAGAAGATAGGCTCGAATCTCCTGACGATGACGGAGTCGATATCTCGACTGAGCGGCCTGGCGACTGGTCATCACATCGCCTGCGGTTGCTGTCCGCCCTGGGCAACTACGGACATCATCTGCTGAATGAGAGCGGCCTCCTCCGGTGTGCGCACCATGAGTTTCGCCATGTTCCTGTCCAACACCGAGAAGTAGTACGAGGCGAGCGCGTTCTTGTTGATGGTCCCGCTCATATCACCCCAGAACAAAGTCAAGGCTTCGCGCGCCCGCGCCAGGGCGAGCTGCTTAGACGTGTTCGCGGGGGTCCCCGACGGGACCAGGTCGTAGTCGTAGGAGATCTCCGACTTCTTCGCGAGCTTGGGCATCTCCTCGCCGGTCACCCGGAAGACCAGCTCCTGGGGCCCGAACTCGAGTTCGAGGAGCCAGAGCTGCCGGTGGACCTTCGACATGGCCGACTGGAAGAGGGCCGCGTCCTGGCCGTAGACCGACTGGGTGACGTTCGAGACCGCGTTGACTTCGGTCGCGGTCCGGCGCTCGGGCGCGTTCTCCGCCATCACCGCCGGGTCGAACAGCCCGATGTACTGCTCGGCCATCCCGCGCACGTAGTTCTCTTCGTTGAGCGACTGGATGAGCGAGGACGTGTCCATCTGGATGGGCTGGATGTCGCCCACCGACTGGACGGGGATGATGGCCCCCGGGGTGAACTTGATGTTCGGCGGGATTGTCCCGGCGGTCGCCCGCATCTGGAACATGGGCGCCAGGACGATCTGGATCGCGTCGAGCCGGGCGTTGTGGATCTTGTTGACCTGCGCCTGGAACGTCGACAGGAGTTCGGCAATCCCGCGGGCCGAGTACAGCCGGTTCGAGGTGTGCTCGAACTGAAAGAGGGTCACGGGCCACTCGAAGAACGGGTTGGCGTAGGGGTGCAGGGCCAGGACGGCGTGGCTCGAGGGGTGATACCAGAGGTGGTGCTTCTCGAGGATTCCGTCCCCG